CAACTCAGAATCTAGGTAAGACAACCGTTGATGAACTTGCTCAGAACATGGGGCGTGTTATTCCTCTTGCAGCGGCATATAACGTTGAAATGGATAATCTTTCAACCGGTTATGCTATTCTCACAAAAAACGGTATTGCCACGGCAGAGTCAACGACATATTTGAAATCCATGCTGAATGAACTCGGTGATACAGGAAGTGCGGTTGCCGGAGTTTTACAGGAACAAACAGGACAGTCTTTTGCACAGCTTACAGAAAGCGGTTATTCACTGGGTGATGTACTGACTGTAATCGGAGACAGCGTAAACGGTGATACCACGGCATTTAATAACCTTTGGGGAAGTCAGGAAGCCGGAATCGGTGCGTTGGCTTTGTTTAATGCAGGAGCGGCAGAATTTAACAGCACTCTGGGCAAAATGCAGGATTCAGCCGGAGCGACTGAAAAAGCGTACATGACTATGACCAATACCACGGAACACGCTCAGAAGAGAATGCAGAACGCTTTCGGCAATCTTGGTATTACAATAGGTTCGCAGTTGAATCCGGTTATTTCAGATTTGTATAACGGTGTTGCTGATGTTGTAGACGGGTTCTCGGAATTTACCGATGAACATCCGGGAGTGACAGCGGCAATTACAGGGGTAAGTGTTACTTTAGGAATAGGCACTGTAGCTTTGACCGGATACAGCGTAGCTTCTAAGGTGGCTTCGGCGGCAACTAAAACCTTTACCGCTGTTTTACAAGCGAATCCTCTGGTAAAAGGAGCTATGATTGCTGTAGGTATAGCAGGTGTAGTTGCAGGAGTAGCTTCGTTTACAAATGTAATTAAAAGCAATACTGATGCCGTTGAGGACTACAACGGAACGCTTGAACAATGCAGTACAGAAATTGACAATACCAGAACAGCTTATGAAAATGTCTGCAATATGTACGGAGCTGAATCTCAGGCGGCACAAGGTCTTGCTTCTGAACTTGAAACTCTTAATGCTCAGTATCAAAAAGGCGGAGGATTTGCCGCTGATTATGCTCAGCGATTGGAAGAAAGCAAGGAAGCCCTTACTTCGTTCACTACTGAATACAACAGCAAAATGGACGAGATAGACAAGGATTGGCAAAATGGAATGGTTGCAGTAGCTCAGCTTGAAGCATTATCCAAGCAGTCTGAATTAACCAATGCCGACCTTGATATGATGTCTCAATATGCCGATTACCTTAATGATACGTTTAATTGTAATATTGAGGTTGATTATGATACGGGTAAATTAACAGGGTTCGATCCGACTAATATAAATTCACAGATGATTAAGATAGCCATGGATAATCGCAAACAAGCAGCAAGTGAATCTGTGACTAGCGCCGATTTTACTAACGGTTATTTAGACGGTCTTAAAGAGCTTAAAGATTTTGAGACAGAGTATAAAATAGTTAAAGATGAAATAACAAAATCCATGAATGATCCCGGTCATGCCAATATGACAAGCTATACTATGTCGGAAGCTAATGAATATTTCGGCAAAAAAATCGCAGAAGCTCAAAAGGTTGTTGATGGGTATAAAAATACCGCTTTTGAAGCCTTTAGTATAATGGATAATCCCGACGGCGCTGAAGAATTTCTAAAGACTATTGAAGATACTGCAAATGCTTACAACGATTTAGGGAAATCAGCGGAAGAAGCTCAGAAAGCTATGACGCCTGAAGAAGCAATATATGATGTATGGGCAGTTAATGAAGAACAAATCAAACAATTTGCTGAAGAATATGAAGAAGCATATGATTCTATTCGTGAAAGCTTAGACGGTATGTTCGGATTGTTTGAAGAAGCAAGTATGAACCTTGAAAATGCCTTATCTCCCGATACTGCAATTGAAAATATTGAAAGTCAAATAGATTATTTTAATCAATATAAGGAAGCGGTTGCCACACTTTCCGATTTAGAGCTTGATAGTAATATTATAGAGCAGTTAGACCCTGAACAAGCTGTTGCCTTTGCCCAATCGTTTAATGAAATGAATGTTGACGAGGCTAAGGGGAAGGTCAGTGAACTCAATGAATCATTTGGAGAATTAAAAAATATTAAAGATGACACTGCACAAACGATGCTTGAAGTTGACGAAGAAATTTCGCAAAGGCTTGATGCAATAAAAGAAAATATGGATAAGTCTCTTGATGAAATGGTCGAAGAGATGAAATTGGATAGTGAAGCGGCAGATGCCGCAAAGCTTACAATGGACGGATACATATCCCAACTTAAATCCAGTGGTGACACTGCCGTTCAGCAAGCCCAGAGCATTGCAAGCAGAATCACAGCTGCATTAAGCGTTGACGTTTCGACGGCAGTTTCAAATGCTGCGGCTGCTGTTCGTGGGTTTACTGCAAATGTGAATGCCTACGCTTCCGGTACGCTATCGGCAGAACCCGGTATTGCATTGGTCGGTGAAGAGGGCCCTGAGCTTGTACGGTTCAAAGGCGGAGAAACGGTATATACTGCCGATGAGACTGAACAGATCATTAGCGGTTACGCTGATAATCATTTCAGCATTCCCCCGTCTGAATCCCCTGTAAAAAAGTTTGAAAACAAAACCGAATCAGTATCCCGCCGTGAAGTTGATCTCAATATCAACGGAAAAGGTTCTATAAACGTAAAAAGCAATATGGATAAGGAACAGGTGGCGGAGATCCTTATAGAAAATTTAAAGCCTGCACTTATGAGTATTATTTCAACTGAATTATTTGAGGAGGGCGAAAACTCTTATGACTTCTAGCAAATATCAAATATGGCTTGAAGCAGGAAAAAAGAAACATCAATTGCCTGTGAATCCCGAAAGTATCAAGATTCAGAGAAACGGCAACAATCAGAGCGTAACCATTGCCGGACTTGGAGAAACTACCGTATTACAAGAACCCAAAGCCGTGACTATTACATTTTCGTCCTTTTTCCCCAAGACGTATTTCCCCGGCTGTACTGTAAAAAAACCTCTTTTACCCCATGCGTATATCAATGCAATATCCACATGGCTGAATGAAAAGACTGTTGTCCGACTGTATATAACTAAATGCGATATTGTATGGTATGCAACAATTGAAAGCTTTTCCTACTCCCAAAGCGGCGGAGACGTTGGTTCTTATGATTATACCATTTCGCTGAAATCATATAAGACGGTAAGAGTCAGACAGATAAATATTAACAAGAACAAAAAAGCGTCTGCCCCCAAAAAGACAAACGCAAGAGTAAATACCAAATCAAAGCCTAAGACTTATACCGTAAAATCAGGAGACTGTCTTTACAATATTGCCAAAAAGTATTACGGAGACGGCTCTAAGTATACTAAAATCTATGAAGCCAATAAAAAGATAATAGGCTCTAATCCTAATCTGATAAAGGCAGGTCAGGTATTAACAATACCGTAAGGAGGCAAGTTATGTCCGATATCAATTTGATTTTATACCGTGACGGCAAAACCTACGATATTTCAGAACTTGTGGAAAGTATCAAGTGGAAAGGGAGAAAGGGTTCTGCCGCACGGTCTGTAAGCATTTCGCTTTTGGACTGCAAAGGCGCACAAAGCGGAATAGATGTCACAAAAGGTCATCAATTGATTTTCAGTTATAAGGGCAAGGAATTATTTAGGGGTATGATAATGTCACAGCAGCAGTCCGAAAGCTTTAAAATGCCAATTACCGCCTATGATAACGGTATTTACCTGTCAAACAATAAAGATACATTCGTGTACGAGAACAAAACCGTACACGATATTTTTATTGACGTGTGCAAGCGTTTCGGTATTAAATATTCGGACGTTGCAAAGACATCATACAAAATTCCGGAGCTTACAAAGTCAAAAACAACTGCATGGGACGCAATACTCGACGCCATTTCTCAGGATTTTAAAGCTACGGGAACAAAGTATTATGTGAATTCCTCAAAGGGAGTTTTAAGCCTTATAAAACGTCGTGAAAATATACTTCAATGGGTTCTTGAGACGGGCGGAAATATTATGTCATATACATACAAAAAGAGTATTGAGGATATAAAGACACGTTTAAAAATTCTCTCTGACGAAGATAAGGTTTATGCCGTTAAGAAGAATACCGAGCTTGAAAAGAAAATCGGTATTTTTCAGGATATCGAAAAAAAGGACGATGATCTTTCGGAAGCCAAGCTTCAGGAGCATATAAAGGAAACGCTGAAAGAAATCAGTACTCCCGAAATAAGCCTGAGTGTTGAGGCTTTGGGTATACCCGATGTTATATCAGGAGTTGGAGTTTATGTAATAATTGATGAACTGGGAATCAAGCGTACTTTTTATGTTGACGAAGATTCTCACACTTTCAAAGGAGGAAGTCATACAATGAATTTAACGCTTAATTCCGTAAACGAATAGGAGGTCTGAATGGATAATCCAACGAGTATTAAAGGATTGATGCAGCAAATGCTGCCAAAGGGAAATGATATTGTAATAGGCAGGGTTATTTCTGAAAATCCTGTCAGAGTACAGGTAATAAATGATGAAAAGCTTACACCGCTCCCAATTGTCCCTCAAAGACTTTCCAATTTGCACACCGGAGAATATTTGCATTTACTGGTATTTAATAACGGCAAAAAGTATTATGCACTGGACAGGGCGGTGATGTAAATGGCGGTAGATATTGAAATTCCCATTGATACTATTGAAGAAGAAGCGGAAAAACCCACACGCACATACCGTCTTGACCTTGATTCGGGAAGAATTATCGGTACTATTGACGGAATCGAAGCAGTAAATCAGGCGATAAGAAAAGCGATAATAACGGCACGTTACAAGTGCCTTATTTATGATGACGATTACGGCGGAGAGCTGAAGGATATGGTCTATGATGAGGTATCAACTCCCGAACTTATAGAAACAGCCTTGCCAGAATTAGTCAGGGAC